GAGACATGGGAGATGTTAAAGGTAATGGTTGGTTTACTCAAGACAGATTATACAGAGAGAGACTTATCATATATTAAACTCGGACCTAAGTGCGGCGTTGGTGGGCCAGGTAGGGTTATCCCTCAACCAATGTGGGAAGAAGATTCATATTGACAACTATATAAATGGATGTTATAATGAAAGTGAAATTTCAATCAACGCTATGGCAAAAGGATTTACAGTAAAAACTGTTCCACCCAAACCCAAAAAGAAAGAAGTAGAATGGGATATTGCAGCTATTAAGGAGAGATGGAAAGGAAAGAAGATTGTATTCTGTCTTCCAGGTAGAGGAGTATCATACATTTACTTAAAGAATTTTGTACAACTATGTTTTGACATGGTACAGAATGGAATGAGTATTCAGATCTCCCAAGACTACTCTTCTATGGTAAACTTTGCACGTTGTAAAGTATTAGGTGCAAATGTTCTACGTGGTCCTAATCAGATACCTTGGGATGGTAAACTAGAATACGACTACCAATTATGGATTGACTCGGATATAGTCTTTGACTCAAACAAGTTCTGGCAATTATGTGACCTTGCATTACCTGCTGAAGGTGAGGAAGAGCGTCCTATATCTGCTGGTTGGTATGCTACAGAAGATGGCACAACTACATCTGTCGCTCACTGGTTAGAAGAAGATGACTTCCGTAAGAACGGTGGAGTCATGAATCATGAAACAGTGGAGTCGATCAGTAAGCGTAAGAAGCCTTTCACTGTAGATTACACAGGCTTTGGTTGGGTCATGATTAAGAACGGTGTATTTGAAGATGAGAAAATCGAATATCCTTGGTTCGCTCCGAAGATGCAACAGTTTGAGTCTGGAGCAGTACAGGATATGTGCGGAGAGGACGTTAGTTTCTGTTTAGATGCTATCGATGCAGGTTATGACATCTGGTGCGATCCTCGGATACGTGTTGGTCACGAAAAAACTCGTGTTATTTAACCGTCGTGTCTCGTTTTACTATGGAGGAATTTTAAAATGCCCATGAGAAGTCCAACTGGAGTCGAAATGATCGAAACTCGACCGAAAAAAACTCGTCAAGGAAGTGGAAAACACACAAAATACGCTGCTTCCTCTCGAAATAAGGCAAAAAAACGCACAAGAGGTCAAGGGAGATAAAAAGTGAGTGGATAAGGTGCTAAATAAAGTTATATTTGCTTCATAATAGTGCCTGTCCAACGTATAAGTAAGTCATTTAAGGACATTAGTATGTCTTTTGAGGTTAACCCCTTAACAGATGACCTTATTGCGATTAAAAATCAGACAGCTATTGCTCGTTCTCTAAGGAATTTGGTTCTTACCACTCCTGGAGAGCGATTTTTTAATAATGAAATAGGTTCACAAGTCAATAACCTCTTATTTAACAATGTTGATGACGTTACAGCAGTGTCTATAAGGTCAGAAATCATTAATGTTATTGAAAATTATGAACCAAGAGTTGAATTGGGGGATGTTAGTGTTAATGCTAATATCGATGCTTATGAAATGGACGTAAAAATCAATTATAAGATCATTGGAATTGATGTTCCAACCCAAGAATTAACATTCGTGCTAATACCAACAAGATAAATGCCATTAGTTAACTTTGCTAATCTGGATTTTGACCAGATTAAGGTAACAATAAAAGATTATCTCAGATCTAACTCAGATTTTACTGATTATGACTTTGAGGGATCTAATTTATCCACCATTATTGATGTACTTGCGTATAATACGTACATCACTTCATACAATGCCAATATGGTATCGAATGAAGTGTTTCTGGATAGTGCTACATTGCGAGAAAATGTAGTTTCTTTAATACAAAATGTTGGATATTTGCCAAGATCAAGAAGAGCAGCAAGGATTAATGTATCATTTTACGTTGATACATCTGGATATGCCACACAACCACAAAATATTAAATTACATAAAGGATTAGTAGCTACTACAACTGAGTTTACAAATGAGAGTTTTACATTTGTTTCATTAGATGATATCACAAAACCCGTCTTTAATAGAAGAGCTGTATTTACTGATGTTGAACTTGTCGAAGGAAATTATATTACCACTACATTTACTGTAGATTCCTATGATCCAAACCAAAGATTCATTCTTCCGAATAGTGGAATTGATACAACTACTATTAGAGTTACAGTAAAACCATCACAATTCTCAAATACAAGTCGAAAATATGCTCAAAGTGGTAATGTAACAAGTTGTCAGGGGCATTATACAACAAATCAAAGTTTATTTGAAGTAAATGGAACATCAGCAGTCTATTGGATACGTGAAATAGAGGGAGAAAGGTATGAATTGATTTTTGGAGATGGTATTTTTGGTAAAAAACTAGAAGCACCTAGTTTTATTGAAGTTTCTTATGTTGTAACAAATGGAATAAATGGAAATGGCATCACAAGTCTTACTTTTAATGGAAAATTGACTTCTGGAAGAGGAAATCTTGCTTTAACATCAGGTGTTTCTCTACTGAACGTTAGTCGTGGATCATATGGAGGGGCAGATATCGAATCTATTGACTCAATTAAGAAATATGGACCTAAAGTTCATGGATCACAGAATAGAGCAGTGACTGCAGCTGATTATGAAGCATTAATTCCTACGGTATTTCCTGAAACTGAAGCAATTTCTTGTTTTGGAGGGGAAGAATTGACTCCTCCTCGATTTGGAGAAGTTTTTTGTGCTGTAAAACCGACAAATGGGCAATATTTGTCAAATGCTCTTAAAGAAAACCTTAAAAATACAGTTAAAAAGTATAATGTAGCAGGAATAAATCTAGATATTACTGATTTAAAATATTTGTACATAGAACCAAACGTATCTGCATATTATAATTGCAATTTGGGGAAATCTGTTAATGATATTATTAATGCCATAATGAATGCTATTTTAGAGTATTTAAATAATGAAGATTTGATGGGATTTAATGGTAGATTTAAATTTAGTAAGTTCCAATGTTTAATTGATGGAGCTGATGAGTCTATTACTTCTAATATTACATCTTTAAGGATAAGAAGGGATTTGAGAGTAGCGTTAAATAGTTTTGCGGAATATGAAATTTGTTTTGGGAATTGTATTTTTGTTAAAAAATGCGATGGTCATAATATAAGATCTACAGCATTTAAAGTGTCTGGAATACAAGGAGAGGTCTATCTATCAGATAAACCAAATTCAAATGATTCTTCAAAAGGAACTATTTTCTTATTCCGATTAATGTCTCCCACTCAACCTGAAATTGTGAAAAAAAATATTGGTACTATTGATTATGAGCATGGAGAAATTAAATTATCTCCTATTAATATAGTAGATACTGATGTTAACAACGGTTTTCCAATAATTGAAATAGATGGAGTTCCTTGTTCTAATGATATATTAGGACTCAATGACCTTTATTTACAAATAGGTTCTGGAAGTGCTGGAAATGGAGATGGAAATGGAGATGATGGTATTAATGTAAATGCATATTGCGATGATACTACTGATTTAGCTTCTACTTATGGTGGCAACATACTGGTTCGTGGAGAAGTTCATTATGGATGTAATACTGATGGAGAAATCACGGATGTAACAAGTGTTGTGACCACAACCATAACCACTACAACAGATGGTGTTGTAACTGGCACGACTGTTGGTTCTATAACACAAACAACACAAACTGGAGGAGGAATGATGACTGGAGGTGGTGGTGCTACTGGTGGCGGTGGCGGCGGATATTAACTTTCATATTATTACTAAGATTAACGTATACAACAAATGATATCAACAGATCTAAAAAAAGTTAAGTTACAAAGTATAGTTGAAAATCAACTCCCTTCTTTTGTGCAATCTGATTTTCCTTTATTAGGAGAATTTTTAAGACAGTATTATATTTCTCAAGAATATCCTACTGCTTCTGCCACTGTCCTTCAGAATATAGATGAATACGTTAAATTAGTAACTTTAACAACTAATAGTGATAGCACTGTATTGAGAGATGATATAGATGAAGCTGATGATGAGATATTTGCATCTTTTGATTTAAATAATGGAGTTATTGGTACATATGAATTTCCAGACAAATATGGTTTAATTAAAATAGATAATGAAATTATATTATATGAAGAGAAAACAAGCAATTCGTTTAAAGGATGTATAAGAGGGTTTAGTGGAGTAACATCATATAATTCAATTCATAGTGATCAATTAAGTTTTTCAGAATCTAATATTGCACAGCATATAACAGGTGCAAAAATAGTAAATTTAAGTGCTTTATTATTTGCTAGATTTTTAATTAAAGTTAAAGGTTTATATTCTCCTGGATTTCAAAATAGACAATTAGATGAAGATTTAAATCAAAGACTGTTTGTTTCTAGAGTTAGAGATTTTTATACATCAAAAGGAAGTGATGAATCTTTCAGAATTCTTTTTGGAGCATTATATGGAGAAGATTGTGAAGTATTAAGACCTAGAGAATTTCTTTTTAGACCTTCAGATGCTGATTATAGAGTAACAAAAGATTTAGTTGTTGAATCTATAAATGGTGATCCCTTAAAACTTTTAAATTGTACATTATTTCAAGATGAATATGAAGATTATGGAATAGAAAAAGCTTATGCTCCTATTACTAACGTAGAAAAAATAACTTTTAACGAAGTTGATTATTATAAGTTTGGTACTGACTATAATACCACTACGGATATTGCTTTACAAGGAAGTGTTTATGGAGAATTTTCTGCTCATCCATCTACAAAGATAATAACTCAAGTTTCAGCTGGATCTAGTGTAATAGATGTAGATTCAACTATTGGATTTCCTGCTACTGGAGAATTAGCAATCACATATGAATCTGGAGCTTCTGGTATATTAACTTATAGATCAAAATCAGTAAATCAATTTTATGGGGTTGGAGTAGCTAATACAACTGTTGCGGGTATTGGTAGTGAAGATTCTATTGCCTCAAAAGAAGATATTAGATTAAATGTGAGTGCATATGCATATGTCGGTATAGGCACTACAAGTAAAGTAGAAGTAAGAATAGGCAATGTTCTTGCAGAACCAATAATTAATGAGAATACTTATTATTATGATAGAAATGATACTGCCAAAGTACAAAGTTTAGGAATTACTACTTCTAGTCCAAGAGTTAATGATTGGTTTTATAATTTATCTATTACATATGACATAGAATCAATATCATTAGTTGATGCATCTGATTTTACTTATACTATTATCACCTATGATGAGAATAATCTAAAAGTCGGAGATACTGTTGTTGTCACGGATGTTACAGGAAGCACTCGTGATTCTAAAGTCAGTGAAATTATAAATTCATATAGTTTTTCTATTAAAGGTCAAGGTCGTATTAGTAATGCGAGTTCCACAGTTGAAAGAAAAATATCAAGAAGTAATGTTGACAAGAATCTGGTTGATTATCAGTACATTAATAATTACTTTGCAAATATTCAAAATACTTATGTAAAATTTAATCAAGATGTTTTAGTTGCTTCTTCTTCTATTCCAAATTATCCTAATTCTCCTTTAAATTTTTATGATAGAAAAATAACTTTAAATGGAAGCTATAGTGGCGATACATTTACATTTTTAGATGTAGAAGATCATGGATATTATACGGGAGATTCAGTTTATTATGATTCACATACGATTGAATCTACTGATTTCTTAGGAAATGTTAATAAAGTAATCAGTAAGTTTCCTGAAATGGATCCTGGTATATTTTTTGTAAAAAGAGTAAATAAAAATCAAATACAACTTGCTACAAGTCCTACCAATATTGATAATAATAGTTTTGTAGCAGTATCTGGAATAGTTACATCAAATACTCTACAACCTGTAGGTTTTTATGACAAAAAAGTTGATACTCAATTATTGTTTAGAGAGATAAAATCTCCTGTTGCTGAAGCAGGTGTATATGTAACAGAACCAGGTTCTAGAAATGGTATTTTAATTAATGGTGTAGAAATATTAAATTATAAATCAACAGATACTGTTTATCATGGAGTTATTAATAATATTGCTGTCGCTGCACAAGGAAAAAATTATGATATTATTAATCCCCCTATTTTACATATAGATGATAACGTAGGTTCAGGAGCAACTGGTGTATGTGCTATTAAAGGTAATTTACAAACAATTGAAATTACCGATACGGGATATGATTATACTTCTACACCTACTATTTCAATAACAGGTGGAAATGGTAAAGGAGCGAAGGCTTCAGTTAATACACTTGATTTACAACATGATGTAGAATTTCAAGCTGTTGGTTTGGGTACAGAAAGATCTGATCGTGTTATTTTAGAAGATAATACAATAGGATTTTCTACTTTTCATAAGTTTAGTAATGGTGAAAAAGTAATTTATAGAACCAATGGAGGAACTGCAATAGGTGGAATTTCTACAGATGCAATTTATTATGTTCACACTGTAGGTGTATCTACTGTTAGACTTTATAAAGAACAAACAGATGCAATTAATGCTGGTGTAAATACCATTTCATTAACAAGTTTTGGAACAGGAGTTCAGAAATTACAAACATTTGAAAGAAAGAAAATTGTATCTAGTATAGTAATTGATTCTAGTGGATCTGGTTATGAAAATAAGAAAAGAAGTATAATTTCAGCAACAGGTATTAGTACGGCACTGAATCAAATTAACATAGATGGTCATGGATATAAGTCAGGGGAAATCGTTCAGTATTCTTATGATACTTCTGCGATTTTAGGTATAAATTCAAATACTGATTATTTTGTTACTGCAGTTGATAGTGACAATTTTAGACTTTCGAGTGTAGGTGTAGGAACCACAGCAAAGAGTTTATATTATGACACTAATCAATATATACAATTTACTTCCCCTACTTTAGGGTCTGGAACTCATTCATTTAATTATCCTCCTATTGTTGTATCATTAAGTGGTGAAATTGGTGTTACTACTTACAGTGGACAAGATTTTAGAGCTAAACTTCAACCATTATTTAAAGGATCTATTGAATCAATTCAGGTTACTAATACTGGAGTGGGTTATGGATCTTCGGATATTTTAAATTTTGATAATCAACCATTATTTACATTAAAAAATGGTACAAATGCGGAAGTTAGTGTAATTCTTGATAATGGTAAAATTGTTGAAAGTGTGGTTACTAATGAAGGATATGGTTACAATGCCCCTCCAATATTAACACTTAATACTAATGGATCTGGAAATTATGGAAAATTAGTTCCAATTATTAGTGATGGAAAATTAGTAGATGTTAGAATACATAATGCGGGTATTGGATATACTGGAGAGGTTTTAGTTAATGTAAGACCTAGTGGATTAAACGCTAAATTTAGAGCTCATATTAAACCTTGGACGGTTAATCTCTTTAATAAGTATTTGGACATTATTTCAGATGATGATGGAATATTAGCGGTATCTGAAAATGCAGAAAGAGGTATTCAATATACTCATTTATATACACCTAGAAAATTAAGAGAATCTGTTTATGTAAAAAATCAAAGTAATGAAATAAAATATGGTTTGAGTGATTTAGAGAAAGTTAATAATTTAGAAGTTTCTGCACCATATCATTCTCCCATAATAGGATGGGCTTATGATGGAAATCCAATATATGGTCCTTATGGTTATACAAATCGTGATGGTGGTGTTGTAAGAGCAATGAAAACTGGTTATAAATTAACCAATGCACCTAATAGACCTTCTACAGTAGCATTTCCGCAGGGATTTTTTGTTGAAGATTATGAATTTGATAATTCAGGTGATTTAGATGAACATAATGGTCGTTTTTGTGTAACACCCGAATATCCAAATGGCATATATGCTTATTTTACCACAATAAATCCTACATTGGTTGAAAGTTCAGGTCCATTCAACAAATATAGAATTCCTGAATTTCCTTATTTGGTAGGAAATACATTTAAATCAAAACCAAATAAATTTAATTATAATATCAAATCTAATCAACTAGATTATAATCTGTATGAGTCTGAATGGTTTAGAAATACTACTCCATACTCATTGAATAAAAATAATGCTTCCTACGATTTTCTATTACAACCCAATAAAAAGAGAAGTTATAATGTAAATATATCTGATGTTTCAAAGGGGAATATTCAAAAAGTTGGTATTGTAACAGGAGGAAATAGTTATCAAATTAATGATAAAATAATTTTTGAACCTTTATTAGGATCTCAAGTTGCTAAAGCTAAAGTTTCTGAAATTGAAGGAGTAGAAGTAACTAATGTTAGTGTTGCTTCTAGTACTGTTTCGGAATTAGAAATTATTCCGTTTGATGCTAGTGGAACTTATCTTGCAATTTCCACTTCACCTCATAATTTTGTTAATACTAACTTAGTTTCTTTATCTGGATTTAATACTTCAATTAACTCTCTTCAAGGTGGATTTAATATTGGAGTAAGAACAGAACAAGTTAGTTTGACTCCAGGAGTAAGTACTAGTGGAGTTACTGGATTAGTTACATATTTTGGAATTTCAGGATCTATAAATTTTGATTCATTATCAATTGGAGAAAATGATATTCTTGGAATTGGAACAGAAGATGTAAAAGTATTAAATGTTGATAAAACTAATTCTAGATTAAGAGTTTTACGAGCTCAAAATAGTACAGTATCAAGTGCTCATACAGCAACTGCAGTTATAACTGAAGATTCTAGGAAATTTACCTTTAATGCAACACCTCAAGATAATGTAATTTTTGAATCAACAAAAGAAATTTATTTTGAACCAAAAGAAGCAGTAGGATTGGGTACTCTTACGGGAGTGGGTATTGGAACGACTATTTTCTTCTCTAATCCTGGTGCAGGACTAACTCAAGTTTATATTCAATCACAATCTATTTTCTTACCAAATCATGAATTGAATACTGGTGATCTTTTAAGATATAGAAATAATGGTGGAGATTCTATTGGAGTTTCCACTGATGGTACTACATCCTTTAATTTACCAGATGAGTCTAGAGTATATGTTGGAAAAATTTCTAATAATCTTATTGGAATTTCTACATTTAGAGTGGGACTCGGAACTACTGGTACTTTCGTAGGAATTGCTGACACTAATCAAACAGGAGGATTATTAAGATTCACTGGATTGGGAACTGGTGTATATCATAGTTTTAAAACTATAAAAGATCATGTTGTTACCGCAGAAGTAACTAAAAATGTAGTTACTGTAGCTACTGCTTCTACTCATGGATTATTATTTAATGACAATCTAAGAGTAAATGTAAAACCAGGTATTCATACTAGCATTAGTGTAAAATACAATGATTATAATAGAAGAATAGTTTTTGATCCTCAATCGTTTGTTGCAGGTGATGTTGATACTACTAATAATACAATTACCCTTACTGATCATGGATTGAAACATGGTGATAAAGTAATTCATACTGCATCTACTTCATCAGGTGGTTTGGAGAATGAAAAAATTTATTACGTTCTTAGACAATCTAATAGTAAAATAAAACTTTGTTTAACACGATATGAGTCATTGGAATTTACTCCAGAAGTAGTTAATATAACATCTGCTTCTGCAGGAACTATTTCTCCTATAAATCCTACTGTAAATCTTTATGATAACAATACGGTTAAGTTTGATTTATCGGATTCTTCTTTAGCTTCCTTTGTTGGATTAGGTTCTTATTCTGCATTTGATTTCAATTTATATACTGATAAAAACTTTAAGAATGTGTTCTATTCTTCAGGTGTAGATAATTCTTTTCAAGTAAGTAAAAATGGTAGTGTAGGTATTTCCAGTAATGCAAATCTGACAATTGTTGTTAATGATAGTTTGCCTAAAGTATTACACTATAAATTTAATCCAGTTGAAAGTGATTTAATTGACGATATTAAAAAAGAAATTGTTATTGATAATGAAGTTATTGGATGTAATCAAATAGAAATAAAAGGAAGTGTTTATTCAGGACTCTTCCCAGTTGCTGGTATTGGAACTACAAATACATTTACATATGATTTACTCAATACTCCTGAAAAATCATCTTATAGTACATCTGAAGGAATTTTAAAATATTTTACTGATTCTACTACAACATATGGTGGTATATCAGAAGTTGAAGTAACTTCAAAAGGAAATTATTATTCTGAAATTGTAGGTGTAGCATCTATTACAACAGGTATAGGTACTAAAGCTATTTTAGATGTTAGTAGTGATAATATTGGTAAAATAAATTCTCTAAGACTTGAGGATATTGGATTTGATTATCCAACAGATACTACTTTAAGACCTATTCTGAATCTACCAGAAATTCTTATAATGGAACCTTTAAATTCCTTTGAAAGAATTGGAATTAGTTCTGCTGGTAAAAATTACACAATTGCACCCGATTTAAATGTATTAGATGGATTTACGAAAAAGAAAATTAAAGAAGTTGATTTAACATATAAGATTGGAGATCCTACAGTAACTATCCTTAAAAATACAAAGAGTCTTAATAATATTAAACCTATTATCATACCAACTTCTAATGTTAATGGTATTGATATAAAAACTCTTTCATATGATGTTTCTACTAAAAATGTTACTATTGGATTAAATACTGCGTTTAGTGATGAATCACCATTTGCTGTAGGAGATAAAGTTTTAATTGAAAATGTAAGTGTTGGAGTTGGTACAACAGGAACTGGTTATAACTCAGTTAATCATGGATATTCATTATTTACTCTTGGAGATGTTAATGTTCCGTTAGGAGGAGGAGTGGGTGTTGTTACTTATAGTTTAGAGGGATATTTAAGAGAAGGAGAATTTCCTGGTAATTTTGATGCATTAAATTCAGCTGGAATAATTGTTCCCGAAAAATACTTCCCTCAATTTGATATTGAGTTAGAGAAAAACAATTTCTTTATTGGAGAAGATGTTACTTCTGGTAATAAAGTGGGTAAAGTTGAGAGTTGGAATAATCGTATTGAATTATTAAAAATAACAACAGAAACTGAGTTTGATGTTAACGATATAATTGTAGGAAGAACCTCAAATACTCAAGGAAGAGTTAAATCTAAAATTGATTTTAATGCAGAAGTTAAAATGGACACTGGAGCAGTTGTTCATAATGGTTGGAAGAAAGATACTGGATTTTTAAATAACAGTCTTGAAAGACTTGCAGATAATAATTATTATCAAAAATTCTCATATTCTTTAAGATCTAAAGTTGATATGGGAACATGGAATGAAGCCGTAAGCACTCTTAATCACCCTGCAGGGTTCCTTAAGTTTAGTGATTTACGTATAGAGTCAACAGACAATAATTTTAGTGGTGTTTCGGCAGTAGATAGTGATTTGGTTGCATTTATAAATTTAGATGCAGAAATAGAAATAAATTGTTATTCCAATTTTGATTTAGTTACAGAAAATTCTCTTAATATTAGTGATGATAAAATAGCATCTGATGAAATTTATTTCAATTCAAAAGTACTAACAGATTATTTTGAATCTGTAGGAAATAGAGCTCTTATTATTGATGATATTAGTACTCAATTTAATAGTGATCCAAGAGCAACTAGATTTTCAGTAGTTGCTAATTTTGATGTAAAACAAAGATCTAAAAAATGGTTGACTTTAGTAAAGGATAAAACTTTTACTGGTGAACGTCAATCAATGTTAGTTACTTTATTGCAGGATGAATCTAATGGATTTATGAATCAATATGGTCGAGTTGAAACTGTAAGTGAACTTGGAACTTTTGATTTTCAAGTTACTGGAAATAAAGGACAACTTCTCTTTTATCCAACGAAATATAGTGTTAATGATTATAATGTCAGTAATGTTAGTTTTGATATTGTTGGACTAAGCACAGTTGGTATTGGATCTACGAATTTAGGAAGTTCGATTGATATTAGATCAACACAAACACTTGTCGCAGCTGGAACAACAACCACAATTGTTGGTATTGCCTCTACTTACAGAAGTGCAAAAGTTCTTGTTCAGATTAATGATAGTAATGGTCAAATGGAATTTGATGAATTAAATATTCTTCATGATGGTACTACAGTAGAACTTTTAGAGTATGGTCAAATAACAACTGTATTTGATGAAGATTATAGTGGAACAGGATTAGGAACTTATATTGCATCAATGGAAACTGGACCTCTTAATATTGATTTTGTTCCTAATGCAGGTATTGCTTGTTCCGTAGATACATTAAGTATTGCTATTGCAGGTGCTAATGCGGGTGCTGGTGGAACAGGAATAGGAACTGAGTATTTGGGAGATGGGGTTCAGGATATTGCCTTTGTTAATTCTACATTTACTGCCATTCCTTCTGCAGCTTCCCCACTCGCACATAAAATTGCTGAATATGATATAAACAACACTGTTGCTACTAATGATAATAATGCTGCTTATTATTTGATTAGTGTAGAAGACACAACTAACAATCGTTATGAGATGTCTGAAGTAATGGTCTTAAATAGCAGTTCTGAAGTATACATGACTGAGTATGGAAATATTATTAGTAATATTGGATTGGGAACCGTAGGAGCTGCGGTTTCTAGTTCTACTTCCCAAACTCAATTGATGTATACTCCTATTGCAGGTATTGCAGCATCAGTTCGTGTTTTCCAAATGGGTGTACAAATTGCTGCCCAAAACGATGATGTAACTTCAGTTGATAAGATAGATTTAAATAATGCTTCTATTACTGCTGGATATGGTGATTATACTGGTACAGAAACAGATGTTCTTAGAGCATTTAATTTATCACATGACGGAAGAAATGTATTCCAAAGAGATTTTGATGGTAGCAGTTCAACTGTTGTTAATCTAACTAAAAATAGTGTTACAATTCCAGAGCATTTTTATGTAACAGGAGAAGAAGTTACTTACTCCTATGATGTAGATGGTGGAAGTCCAATTGGAATTGCTACTACTACCATTAGTGGAATTGGTGCTACGGATCAACTTCCTACAACTACTTTTATTGTTAAGATAGATGAGAGCACTGTTAAGTTTGCTAAGACTGCAGAAGATGCTTTAAAATCTGTTCCTAACATATTACACTTATCATCTGTAGGTGTAGGTGCAGCTCATACAATAACTGCAAGAAATCAGAACACAAAATGTTTGATTGCACTTGATAATGCAATCCAATCACCTATTGTTGCGACTGCTGTTACAACAGGTATATCTACAATATTTGATCTTGGAGGAAAGGTTATTGAGACAGTGGGTGTAACTTCATTCTTTGGTGGAGATTTAATTAAAATCAATGAAGAAATAATGAAAGTAGATACTGTGGGTTATGGAAGTGCAAAAAATATTTTAGTAGATCGGGCGTGGATGGGAACTAATTTAGGAGTTCATACTGCTCATTCTATTGTTACTAAAGTTGAAGGTAATTATAATATTGTTGGTAATGAGATAAACTTTATTACTGCTCCTCAAGGGCCTACTCCCGTAAGTTCTACAACTAATCCACCTGAGAGTAGAGACTGGGTAGGAATAACTACATTCTCTATGTTCCAAGGGAGATCCTTTATGAGATCTGCTGCTAAGAATAGTAGTAACCGACCTTATCACGATAACTATATTTTTGATGATATTTCTGATGAATTCAATGGTATTGGAAAAACATTTACCCTAACTTCTAATCAATCAAATGTTGGTGGATTTTCTACTAATAATGCAGTGGTTCTTATAAATGGTATATTCCAAGGACCAACGGGTGACTTAACAGTTGATCAAGATTATACTTTATCAGAAGGTCTTACTGGAATAAGTAGCATTACTTTCACAGGAGCAGCCACATCAGAAGCCTATGACCCTAATAGCGGTTCTATACCTGTTGGGGGTATCATTGTATCGGTAGGTTCAACTGCTGGTCTGGGATATCAACCGCTTGTTTCTGCTGGAGGAACTGCTATTGTATCTGCTGCTGGTACTATTACTTCTATTAGTATTGGTAACACTGGATCTGGATATAGAGTAGGAGTTCAAACTACTGTAAATGTAGCAATACAGACTTCTAGCAATGGTATTCCAAATCTAACAGGAATTGGAACTGCTGCAATCACTGATGGACATATTACTGGAATAGCAATTACGAATGGTCAGGTTCTTTATGTACCAAGATCTATTTCTAATGTGGGTTATAGTTCAGTAACAGGTATTACAACCATTACCACATCGACACCTCACGGACTTGCAGAGGGGCAGGAAGTCAAGTTAGCAGGAATTGCATTCACATGCGATTACCTCCCTGCTGTGGGCGTTCAGAGTGCTGTATACACTGCCTCTACGGGTATTATGACAGTTACTACATCTAGTGCTCATGGACTATCTGTAAGCGGTAAAGCAAGTGATGTAGTGCTTACTGGGTTAGCATTTACATGTTCATTAGATAATGGTGGTGCAACTCATACTTATCCTCGAACAACTGATCCTGCATATGGTGGAACCCCTGTTACGGGAGTAGCTAGTGTAACTCAATTTACAATTAACGTTGGTATATCAACTGTTCCAACATTCTATGTTTCTGGTGGTACAATTCAACCTGCTTTGATTGCACCTAGAAGTGAAAATAATTCAGAGAGTGGTGTAGATCCTGCTGCTCAAGGATCTACAATTCTCACAATTATTGATACCACTTCCTTCACGATTAATTCTGGAGTATCTACTAGAACTCACTTCTACTCTAGAGGAGGATCTGTTAACAGGGCAATGGATGTAATCATTGATGAACCACTTTCATATTCTAATCTTCCATTAATTTATAGTTCTTCTTCATCTGGTGTAGGAACTCAAGCTACTGTTAATGTAGTTGTTGGTCAAGGATCTAGTATTGTTAGTTTTGAAGTAATAAACAAAGGATACGCTTATGCTGATGATCAAATTTTAACTGTGCCTGTAGGGGGAACGACTGGTATTCCTACAAATCCATCATATACATTTGATGAATTCCAAATTACCATACAAGAAACTATTTCTGATCGTTTTGGTGCATGGCATTTTGGTCAACTTGAAGTATTAGATAAGATTACTTCTGAATTTGATGGTACTAAGAGATCATTTACATTAAAGAAAGCAGGAGCTCCTGTTACTATTAGGTCTAAGGAAGGATCGAATATAGATGTTCAAGCAACATTGGTAGTGTTTATAAATGATACTTTACAAGTTCCTGGTGAAGGATATACATTTACTAATGGTAGTGTAATTACATTCGCAGAAGCACCTAAAGGTGCAAATAGTGATGGCACATTTGATGGTGATACTTGTAAGATTCTTTTCTATAAGGGAAGTGGTGATGTTGATGTTATTTTCAAAGATGTATTAGAAAGTGTTAAAAAAGGTGATACTCTTCAAATTCAAGGGGATGCAGATCTTTGTGCAAGATCTATTCAACAAAATCCTCGCTTAGTAACTCAAATAGTTGCAACTGATATTGTTGATACAAATACCTATACAGGTGTGGGTATTAATGGAAATCCCGACTGCAAGAGAACAGTTACTTGGTGTAAGCAAGGTGCTGATAAGATTATTGATGGTCAGATTGTAAGTAAGAGTCGTGAAGAATTAGAAGCATTAATTAATCCAACAACGGTTATTATTCAACCTGTTGGTGTTGGTTCAAATGTTATATTCGTTGAAAGTGTTAGATCCTTCTTTGATCCTAATAATGAATCGCAGACAAGTGCTAAAATACAAAAGATCTCTATAATCTCTCAAGATAATCTCGTAGGAGCTGCTGCAACTGCTGTTGTTTCTATTGCTGGTACAATATCTTCAGTTGTGGTGAGTTCTGGTGGAACAGGATATACTTCTGCACCTGATGTAATTATTGGTACTCCCGTTGGGTTGGGAACAACCACGAGAGCATCCGTTACATCCACACTTACTGGAGATGCGATTTCTGCTATTACAGTTACATCTCCTGGTACTGGTTATACTATCTCCAGTCCTCCAGAAGTTCTTATTGAAGTTCCTTCTTTAACAAAAGAAATTAATGAATCATCTTCATATCAAGGTGACTTTGGAGAAATTGTTGGAGTTTCTACAACTACTGTTGGTGTTGCATCTACAGGCGTTGTATTTGATTTGTATATTCCAACTAATTCATTCTTGAGAGATGCTACTATAACAGGTACTGCTGTTACTATAAGTGGTATTCAAACTGGATATTACTTTACAGTTTCTAATAGTAATATTGGAAATGGTTTAACATCCATATATCAAAATGGATCTGTATTAGGTATAGGAACTACCTTTATAGATAATGTGTATGAAGTGGCTGCAGTTTCGATTGCAGAAACTTCAACTCCTGGTATTGCAAATACATATGTTGCAAGGGTTACAACTAGTGTTTCTAGTTTCAATTCTTTAGCGGGAATGGGAGTAAGTGAATTGTATGGTAATTTCTCATGGGGTAGAATAGCATTGGGTTCTAGAGGTGTACCTCAAGCATTTAATGCATATACTCAAAATGGATTTACTGGACTTTCTACTTCTGCTCTCGTTACTAGAGTAGCACCTTTGAAGTCTAAAGATTATTCTGCTTAACAATCTTAATAAATAACTAAAAAATTGTCACAATGGCCGCAATTATAACTGATCAACTTCGTATTTTGAATACTAAAGATTTTGTTGCGAGTGTTGCTGCAACTACTAATTCGTATTATACATGGATTGGTTTGCCGAATGCTACTCAGGTTGATTCAGATTGGAATACTACTCCACCAAGTCCTAGAGATTCTTTTAATGAGGAGAATGAATATTGGGACACAATGATTGCTTTGAAAAAAGTAACCACATCTGATGTTCAACAAGTAGTTGATAAAAATAGTTGGACATCAGGTATTACTTATGATATGTACAGGAATGATATTAAGGCAGAAAGTCCATCTAAACCATCGAATGCAATAAGTTTATATGATGCCAATTATTTTGTTATGAATTCTGATTATAGAGTTTATATTTGTCTTCAGAATGGAACAGATCCTGATAATCCAGAAGGAAAGGCATCATTAGATGAACCAACTTTTACAGATTTAGAACCAAGGGCCGCTGGAACTAGTGGTGATGGTTATATTTGGAAATATCTTTATACAATTAAACCTGGTGATATTACAAAATTTGATTCTACGAACTTTATGCCTGTCCCTAAGAATTGGGATACTAATGCAGCTGATGCGGCAGTAAGAGATAATGCTTCTACTAGTGGTCAACTTAAAATTGCTACCATTACAAATAGAGGTGTTGGATTAGGAACTGCCAATCAAACTTATACTAAAGTTCCTATCAAAGGTGATGGAACAGGTGCAGAAGCAACTGTTGTTATCAACAGTGCCTCTAAAGTTGAATCCGTAACTATTTCAAAAGGTGGTTCTGGATATAGTTTTGGTACGGTAGATGTAATAGCAGGGGGAGTACCAGCAGGAAGTACAGCTCCTGTATTTAATGTTATCATTCCTCCAGAAGGAGGTCATGGTGCAGATATATATCGTGAATTAGGAGCAAAAAATGCTCTTATATATGCGAGAATTGAGAATGATACAGAAAACCCTGATTTTATAACAGGTAATGAATTTGCCCGTGTTGGAATTGTTCAAAATCCTAAATCTTACGGAACTAGTTCTAATTTAGAAATTGATAAAGCAAGTGCAGTTTATGCATTAAAACTTATTGGTGCTGGTGCAAGTACCACTACGTTTACTGCAGATGATTTTATAACTCAAACTGTTGGATTAGGATCTACAGCTGTTGGAAGAGTTATTTCTTATGATCAAACCACTCAAGTTTTGAAGTATTGGCAAGATAGAACTACTGCTGGATTTAACACCAATGGTACTGCTAATACCTCCCCAGAATATGGATTTCAACTTGATAGATTTACTTCTAATATTGTTTCAGGAGGAACCTTTAATATTTTAGGTGGATCAAGCACATTAGCAATTCACAGTTCATTTACAGGTGTATCTACTGTAATAAATAGTAAGACGTATTATCTTGGACAGTCATTCACAAAAGGAGTGGCAAATCCAGAAGTAAGAAAATATTCTGGTAATATTATCTACGTTGACAATAGACCATCAATTACAAGGTCTACTAACCAAAAAGAAGATATCAAAGTCATTTTGCAATTCTAAAGAATTATGTCACAGGAAACCAATCTAAACGTAGCACCTTACTTTGACGATTTTAATGCAAATAATGACTATTATAAGGTATTATTTAAACCTGCTTATCCAGTACAAGCAAGAGAGTTAAATAATCTTCAATCAATCTTACAAAATCAGATTGAGAAATTTGGTCAACACTTTTTTAAAGAAGGTGCAAAGATAGTACCAGGTAATACTACATATACATCTCCATATGAAGCTGTTGAACTTGAAAACGTTTATTTGGGAATTCCTGTAACTGATTATATTAATCAACTAAAGGGTAGACAAATTACTGGATTGACTTCGGGAGTAACTGCGGTTGTAGATAAAATTTTAACACCAAGAAATTCAGAAAGAGGAAATGCTACTCTTTATGTGCAATATGTAGGTTCAGGTTCTAATGATAACTCTACATCCAAATTTTTAGATGATGAACTGTTAAGTGTTGATAGAGATATCATATCCGCTAATACTACAATTGTTGCAGGTGAACCATTAGCGTCTACATTAGTTTCAAATTCTACATCTGCTGGATCTGCATTTTCTATAGCAGAGGGAATATATTTTGCAAGAGGACAATTTATACAAGTAAGTAATCAATCAATCCTTCTTGATCAATATTCAAATACTCCTGATTATAGAGTAGGACTTCTTATAAATGAGGAAATAATTAATGCGGATATTAATCCTCAATTGAATGATAATGCAAGAGGATTTACTAATTATTCTGCTCCAGGAGCCGATAGATTTAGAATAACTACGTCTTTAATTAAAAAATCATTAGATGATTTTGATGATAATAATTTTATCGAACTGGCAACTATTGAAAGTGGTATAATAAAGAGTAAAAAGGAAAAAACTGAGTATAATATTATTGCAGATGAAATAGCACGAAGATCATATGCAGAATTGGGAGATTATTATGTCAAACCTTTTGGAGTAAAAGCAAAAAATTCTTTAAATAATTATCAAGGAAATAATGGAATATTTAAAAGTAATCAATTAACGCCTAGTGGTAAATCTCCTGCAAGGAATTTGGGATTGTATCAGATTTCTCCAGGTAGAGCATTTGTAAAAGGTTATGATATAGAGACAATTAGTTCTACATATCTAGATGCTCCTAAACCAAGAACAACCAAAACTTTAGAAGATCAGGCAATTGAATTTAATACAGGAGCTACTTTAAAATTAAATACAGTTTATGGATCACCTCAAATTGGTATTGGTAATACTTATATTGTCAGTTTAAGGGATAAAAGAGTAGGACTTGCGGCTACAATACCTGCTGGTAAGGAAATTGGTGTTGCAAGAGTATATGATGCAGATTTAAATTCAGGTTCATATAGTAGAGAACTTCCAAATACTAATGAATGGGATTTAAAACTGTATGATTTACAGACAGTTACTGAAATTACTTTAAATGAAAATATAACATTAACTGTTCCTACTCATATTAAAGGAAAGCATAGTGGAGCTACTGCATTTTTAAAGGATGCTGTAACTAGTAGTACGGCATTATCTTTATATGAAGTAGAAGGAGATTTTATAAAAAATGAAAACTTTATAATTGATGGTGTAGAAAATACAAGAGTTGCTATTGCAGTAACTGCTTTTGGTATTTCTGATGTTAAATCAGTGTTTGGTAATACCAATGGTGTCGGCATGAATACTGTGGGTGCTGCACAAACCTTCTCTGCAGATACTATTCAGACTGATACTACTAGTATTGGTATTGCAACTATTACTCCTCATCGATATGATGTTGGTCTTTTAGGATATCCAAGTCGTTCTATTAGCACATGTAGAAGTACTAATCCATTATTTCCTGGAAATATTAAAGTTGGTAATATTCTTAAATTTAGTCCTAGTGAGACAAGTGTATATAATGAACCAATTATGGCATCTGTAGTCAGTGTGGGTACTACTCATGTTGTTGTAACAGGTGTCAATACGGTTAGTGGTGTAGCTGATGGTAAATTACCTGCAGTTCTAACACAAGTTTCTGATTTAACAGTTGTCAGTACAGATTTGCAAGATTCTGATGATAATTCTTTCTATACTAAATTACCAGTTCCTAATATTTCTAATGTTGATTTAACTGATGGAACTATCAGAATAAGAAAGACACAAAGTGTGCTTGTCACGGGTAATCAACTTTCTGAACTAGTTGCAGCTGGTACGAATGAAACATTTTTACCCTTTACACCAGAAAGATATACGTTGATTAAAGGGGATGGTACTACTGAACTTCTAACAGAAGATAGAGTTAAATTAACTTCTGGTTCTACTAGGTTACAAATTCAAGGTTTAAGTGCTGGTATAGATGACGCAACTCTTATAACAACATTAAAGAAACAAAAACCTAAAGCAAAAGAAAAAATTAGAAATAGAGTTAATAGTATTCTAGTAGACAAATCTACTGCTTCTGCATCAGGTATTGGTTCTACCACTCTTAATGATGGATTAACTTATGGTAATTATCCATATGGCACAAGAGTACAAGATAATGATATTTCTTTGAATGTTGCAGATTTAATAACTGTACATGGTGTTTATGAGTCTGTTAATACTACTGAACCTGCAGCTCCTACTATTGTTCTATCTGCCTTAACAGGATCTACGGGAACAACATCCGATTTAGTAGTAGGTGAAAAAATAACAGGAAAAACTACTAATGCATGTGCAATTGTTGCTGAAATAATTTCTGCTAGTAAAATTGCAGTCATTAATAAAAATGATGTTAATTTTAAAGAGGGTGAGAGTATATCATTTGAAGAGTCTCAAATAGAAGGTTTAGCGGTTACTTTAGATCATACAAGTTCTAACATATCTGCTAATTTTACTTCTGATAATGGTCAAAATCAATCTTTTTATGGATATCCTTCTATTCAGAGAAAATCGGATTCTAAAGCACCTAACAAGCAGATAAAAATATATTTTGCAAATGGTTATTATCAATCTACTGATAATGGTGATATAACTACTAAAAATTCCTATGATACTTTTGATTATACTTATGAAATTCCAACAGTAGATGGTATCCGAAATACGGATTTAATTGATATTAGACCTAGAGTTTCTAATTACACCGTTACTGAAGATGTGAGATCTCCTCTAGAATTCTATGGAAGGGAATTTAATGCCTCTGGAAATTCTGCCGCAAATATTTTAGCATCGGATGAAACCATATTAACTAATTTTTCCTATTATCTTGGAAGAATTGATAGCATTTATGTAACAAAAGAGGGTAATTTCCAAGTTAAATATGGTACTCCATCTGATTCTCCTAGAGAACCAGTAATAGTTGATGATGCATTGAAGATTGCAACCGCAACATTGCCTCCATATCTTTATAGTATCGATAATATCTCTATAAGTTTCTTAGATTATAAGAGATATAAAATGTCGGATATTAACCGACTTGAAAAGAGAATTTCATCTTTGGAATATTATACTTCTCTTTCTTTATTAGAAGCAAATACTGCAAGTTTATTCCTTCCTGATTCCGCAGGATTCAATAAATTTAAAGCTGGATTCTTTGTTGATAATTTTACTAATTTCCTTGCCCAAACAACTCTTGTTGGATATAAAAATAGTTTAGATTTAGCAAATCAAATTTTAAGACCAAATCATTATACTACTGCAGTTGATTTAGAATTAGGGCCTGTAGAGGGGATAAACTCTAATTCAGATAAAAGATTTATTAATCCTCAAGGGACTAGTATTAAGAGAACAGGAGATATTATAACTCTTAGTTATAATGAAGTTGAGTGGTTGGAACAATCATTTGGAACTAGAAGTGAATCAGTAACTCCTTTCATGGTATCTTTCTGGCAAGGAACCATCGATCTTACACCAGCATCTGACAACTGGCTTAATACAACAAGATTAGAAGCCAATATTATTAATGTTGAAGGTAATTTTGCAGAAACTGTTGCCGAATTTACTCAACAATTTGGTGGAAATCCTCAAGAAGGATTTGGATCTGTTGTTTGGAATTCATGGGAGACTAATTGGACAGGACAAAGAGAGACTAGACGGGGGAGAGACATGAGATGGGGTGATATGGTTGCATGGAGAAGAAGAGAATTTATTACCAGAACCTTTACACAAGAAAGAATAGTTGGTAATGAACAAAGAACAGGTACACGTAGATTAGTTACCGAACAATTTGATCAGACTTCTCAGGGAGATAGACTTGTAAGTAGAGATCTTATTGGGTTTATGAGATCTCGTAATGTTCAATTTGTTGCAAAACGAGTTAAACCATCTACTGAACTAAATGCATTTTTAGATGGTATAGATGTAACAAGATATTGTATTCCTAAATTATTGGAAATTTCAATGTCTTCAGGTGTATTTCAGATTGGAGAAACAGTTACAGGAACAACCCGACCCATTGGATCTGCACCACAAAATAATAATCTAGTAGATCCTAGTATTAGGTTTAGAGTAGCTCAATCTAATCATTTAGAAGGTCCATATAATGCTCCTACAAAAACTTATGGGGCTAGTCCATATAGTGCTGAATCTGTTCCATCTTCTTATTCCTCAACTTCTACCATTTTAAATATTGATGTTTTTGCACTAGCAGATCAACCTCAAGGTTCATATTGGGGTTGGGTAGAAGAAGATATGATTTTAGTTGGTGAAACTAGTGGAGCATTAGCAGTTGTTACTAACGTTAGATTAGTATCTGATATTGGAGCAAACTTACTTGGAAGTTTTTATATCCCTGATCCAGATAGTGGAGTGCATCCAAGATTTGAAACAGGAGAAAAGGTATTTACTCTTATCAATAATGCTACTCTTGATAGAGATAATGCCACCACCATAGCAGAGGAGGGATTTAGATCTACAGGAATTTTAGAAACAGTGCAAGAAGATATTGTTTCTGTAAGAAATGCAAGAGTTGAAACCACTGCTTTGAGTGAGACAAGAAATACTGGTGGATGGACAGAAGTTGCAGGAAGTTCAAGTACTTCAGTCCAGATAAGACAGTGGGATCCTTTAGCTCAATCGTTCTTTGTTGAAGATCCTAATGGAGTTTTCTTAACAAGTTGTGATGTATACTTTGCAACAAAAGATGATACAGGACTACCTGTTACCTTCCAATTAAGAACAATGGAAAATGGAACACCTACAACTAAGGTTATTCCATTCTCAGAAATTGTAAAATCTCCATCTGATATTACTGTTTCAAATACTGGAACGGTTGCAACTACATTTACATTCGATGCACCAATTTATGTTGAAAGTGGGACTGAATATGCAATTGTTATTCTTTCAGAATCTTATAAGTACTCTGCATTTATTTCAAGAGTAGGAGAAACTGATTTAATAACAGGAACATTTGTTTCTCAACAACCATTCTTAGGTTCTTTATTCAAATCTCAGAATGGATCTACATGGGAACCAAGTCAATGGGAAGATTTGAA